CTGTGCTCACCGGCCTGACCGGCAACGTTGCAATCCCCCGTCAAAACGGCGCTGCTACCGCTTATTGGGTTGCAGAATCCGGTGCTCCTACCGAAAGCCAACAGTCTGTCGATCAGGTAAGCCTGACTCCCAAGACCGTGGCCGCTTACACCGACTACAGCCGCCGCCTGATGCTGCAATCCAGCATCGACGTTGAGCAAATGGTTCGCCGTGATCTGGCCACCGTGCTGGCGCTCAAGATCGATTACGCCGGCCTTTATGGCACTGGCACCAACAGCGAGCCCCTTGGCCTAAAGCTGACCACCGGCATCGGCACCGAAGATTTCGCCGCTAACACCCCGACATTCACCGAGGTGGTGGCACTTGAATCTGACCTCGCAACTGCTAACGCATTGCTGGGCAGCCCTGTGTATCTAATGAACGCCGCTATGCGCGGTTCCCTGAAGACCACCGAAAAAGCCAGCAACACCGCTCAGTTCATCTACATGGACGGCGAAGTGAATGGCTACCGTGGCCTGGTAAGCAACCAAGTTGCAAGCAACGATCTGTGGTTTGGCAATTTTGCTGACCTGATCATTGCTTACTTCTCTGGTCTGGACATCATGGTGGACCCCTACACCCACAGCACCTCTGGCACTGTGCGCGTTGTAGCAATGCAGGATGTGGACATTGCCGTTCGCCATCCTGAATCCTTCACCCGTGGCAACAACACCCTCTGATCATGAAGATTGAGGTCTTGCGGCAAACAATGTTGGCAGGCCAGGTGGTCCGTATTGGGGAAGTGCTTAATGCTTCCCCTGCGGATGCCAAACTCCTGATCGGCATTGGCAAAGCAATTAAGGCTGCAGACGCTGTGGCCCAGGCAATTGAAACGATCCAACCCACACCCCCAAAACGGAGGACTAGCAAATGACCATCCACAATCTCGGTTCTAAGACCGATCTGCTGAACCTGCATAACACCGCTGTGGTTGCTTCCACCGGCGCTGGCACCCCTGCCTATGTTGACTTGCTCAACTATGAAGGCGACGTTGCTTTCATGATTGATGCCGCCGCCGCTGGTTCAGGTGTCACCCGTACCGCCAAGTTGCAGCATTCCGCTACAACTACCGCTGGCGATTTCGCTGATATTACTGGTGGCGGCTTTACCGCTGCTGCTGCTAATACCGCATTCAGCGAAAAGATCTACCTCAACAGCGACAACCTGTTGCGTTATGTGCGCGTGTTGTTTACTGTGAGCGGTGGTAGCGGCACCGGTTCAGTTTCAGTCACAGCTCTTGCTTCTAAGAAGTACGTCTGATGGCTTTTACTGAGGACCTATCGACGTTCCTCAACGATTTCGGCGTCAGCTGCACAGCTGGCGCCGTTACTGCATTGGGAATTTTAGATATGCCTGCCCAGGTGATCGCCGGCGATATGGTGCTGAGCACTGATTATACATTGACAGCAAAAGCCAGCAGCTTTGGCACCTTGGTCTACGGCAATTCGATTACAGTGGCTGGCACTGCCTATACAGTGCGCGAGACAAGGTTGATTGATGATGGTGCTTTTGTAGAAATTGGATTGCAAAAAACTTGATGAGTAATTTCAAGGCTGACAAAGCTTCCGCGTGGTCGGCATTGAACCCGACACTATTGATGGGTGAAACTGGCCATGAAATTGACACAGGTAATTTAAAGATTGGGAACGGCATAAAACCATGGAATCAATTGCCATATTTTGGCTGTCCTGGTTACTGGGGATCTTTTTGGGACGAAACCTCTCAAACCGCAACCGCCAACACGCCAACGTCTATTCTGCTGCGCTCCAGCGATACCAACAGCCGCGGGATTGCAATAGCGTCAAACAGCAGAATAACTTTTGATTATACCGGCGTTTATAGCATTACGTTTTCAATTCAATTCAGCAATACTGACAACAGTATTCATGATATTGACGTATGGTTAAGAAAAAATAATAATAATGCGGCTGGCGATGTACCAGCAAGCAATAGCAAATTTAGTATTATTTCTAGCCATGGCGGAACCGATGGCAACGTAATTGGCACTGTTAATTTTGTTGCAAGATTGCAAGCCAAGGATTTTATTGAATTGATTTGGAATACGAGCAACGTGGCTGCTTACATTCACGCCGAAGCTGCTAGCACCAGTTCGCCGGTGCATCCAAGCATTCCTGGCGTAATTTGCACCATTGTCCAGGTTGCGTCATGACGACCAAACGCGAAACAATTATCACCGCGATCCGTACTGCACTCACCGGTACCACCGGCGTTAGCACCAGGATCTATCGCAGCCGCGTGGAGCCCATAGCTCGCGCTGAAAGCCCTGCAATCGTGGTTGAACCTATCAGCGACCAGGCCAGCCAAAACACAAGCCTCCCCACGCTGGATTGGAGCCTTACCGTTCGTGTTGCAGTAATTGTGCGCGGCAACATCCCGGATCAAATTGCTGATCCAATAATTGAAAGCCTGCACGGCAAACTAATGGCCGATCTTACGCTTGGCGGCTATGCCATCGACATTCAGCCAGTTGGGGTGACATTTGAAACCGTTGAAGCAGATCAACCAGCGGGCGTGGTAATGTGTGATTATCGAGTGCTTTACCGCACTTCGGTCGCAAATCTTGCGAGCTGATCATGGCTATCATGATGGATGAATATTGGGGCCAAGGTGGTTCTTACCTTCTTGATTCCAAAACCGGCAAGCGGAAGCTCATCGAGCGGACAGAGCCGGCCAACACTCAACCCGAGGAATTGAGCAATGGCTCTGCTAACACGGAAACGGCTGATCCTAGCCAAGGCTGAAGCTACCTACGGCACCGACCCAACACCAACTGGATCGGCTAACGCGATCCTAGTGCGGAACTTGGACATTGTGCCGCTTCAGTCGGACATAGTTCAGCGTGAACTAATCCGCCCGTATTTGGGTAATTACGAGCAGTTACTCGCACAAACCCGTGTGCAGGTAACTTTTGAGGTTGAACTTGCCGGCTCCGGCGCTGCTGGTACTGCACCTGCCTATGGCCCCGTGCTTAAGGCCTGTGGGCTGTCTGAGACCGTGTTGGCCACCACTAGCGTTACCTACGCGCCAGTAAGCACCAGCTTTAGTTCGGTCACGATCTACTTCTATCAAGACGGCATTCGTCACATTGTGACCGGCGCCCGCGGCACATTTACCCTCAACGGCCAGGTCGGAGCAATCCCTACCATCGCCTTCACGATGACCGGGATCTATAACGCTCCTACCGATACAGCGCTTGCTACGCCAACTTATGCCAACCAAGCAACACCGCTGATCTTTAAAAACGGCAACACCACCAGTTTCTCAGCATTCAGCTATTCCGGCGCCCTTCAATCAATCGATCTCAATCTTGGCAACGAGATTGTTTATCGTGAGTTGATTGGCGGCACTAAAGAAGTGCTGATTACTGACCGCAAGCCTGCCGGCACGATATCGATTGAGGCCGTGCTGTTGGCCACTAAGAATTATTTCACGGTGTCCACCGGCTCAACCACCGGCAGCGTTTCGTTCCAGCATGGCACCACTGCTGGTAACATTGCAACGCTGACAATGGCTCAGTCAGATTTGGCGGACGCATCCTATGCCGACTTAAACGGCATTGCAATGCTAAACCTGCCTTATGTGGCGACTCCAACCGCCGCTGGCAACGACGAACTATCCCTTGCTTACACCTGATCTTTATGGCATTTGTTCTTAAGCAGTCGGACACTTACCGCTGGCCAGTGTCGTTTGAAACACCATCCGATGGTGGACGCCATGAAAAACAAACTTTTGATGGCGAATTTAAGCGGTTGTCACAGTCTCGCATTCGTGAGATTGGACAACTGATTGAAACCAGCGAAATCACGGATGCTGCTATTGCGACCGAGGTACTGGTTGGCTGGTCTGGAATCAATGATGATTCTGGCCAGGAAGTGCCCTTTAGCCAGGTTGCCTTGGAACAATTGCTAGAAGTGCCGATGTTGGCGGCATCTGTCATCACTGCTTATTTTGCCAGCTTGAACGGAGCGAAAAGAAAAAACTAATAGATGCCGTTGAGCACTGGGCTCACGGCAGAATAATTGACGAAACAGAAAAGGATGCTGCTGGCTTAGGTATTGACGCACCTGAGCCAACAGCTAAACCTAGCAATTTTGAAGTGCTGCCAGAGAACTGGGCATCTGTCGAAATGTTTCTTAGGCTGCAAACTCAATGGCGCACCAGTGCTAGCGGTGTGGTTGGGTTAGACTATGGCGTGATGGCATGGATCTTTAGCATGTATATGGTCAAAGACCAGCGCTTGCTTTTTGAAGATCTTCAGGCCATGGAAGCCGCTGCATTGGCCATCATTAACAAGGAGACGTAAGTCATGAATCTTGACGCACTTTTAAGAATCAAGGCCGACGTTGTAGGCGAGCAAAATATTCAACGTCTTGGCAATTCCATGAAGGGGTTGCAAGGCAATGTCCAAAATGCTGCATTAAGCATGAAGGCGCTTGGCGCTGCTGTGGCTGGTTCGGCTGTTGTTGCTGGCTTTACTGGCATTATTAAAAAAGCAACAGAGGCAGGTGATCAGTTATTTGCATTACAACAAAAGACTGGTATATCGGCGCAGTCCTTAACTGGCATTGGCAATGCTGCCAAATTGGCAGATGTTGATATAGAAGTGCTTGGAAAAGGTTTAACCAAATTAAATATAGCGTTAGCCAATGCTGGCGCCGGAAATAAAGAAGCAGCGCAAAAATTTGCAGGGCTTGGCGTATCAATAAAAAATGCAACTGGGCAAATATTGCCAGCGGATCAGGTATTAAAAAAACTGGCTGATCGTTTTGCTGATATGCCTGACGGCGCAGGCAAAGCCGCTGCCGCTGTTGCTTTATTTGGCAAAGCTGGTACGGCGTTAATACCCTTGCTAAATGAAGGCGCCAAATCAATGGAGCAATTTACCTATAAGATTAGCGATGATTTTGCAGCAAGATCTGATTTGTTTAACGATACAATTACAACAATGCAAATTAAAGCCAATGGATTTGGCTTGGAATTAACAGATGCAATGCTGCCAGCTTTGCAATCAATTTTAAATGAATTTAGCAAATTATTTGATTCTAAAAATGATTGGACGGCATTATTTGAAGTTATTAAAGTTGGTCTAAGAAGCATTGCAACAGTAATTTATGCAACAATTAAATTAGTTGATCAATTAGCAAAAGTAGCGATTTATAGTTTTAATGCAATTGATAAAGCATTAAAAGGCGACTACACTGGCGCTGGCAAGGCGCTTTCCAAGGGATTTACTTCTGGCATCGGTCAAGCGCAAGAAGATTTCAAGGCAATCCAACGGATGTGGACAGATGCGCCATCCCCTGGTACGGGGCGCCGCACAGGTGGCACTGCTGCTGATTTGTCTGCTATGGGAGTTGCTGGTGCTGCTACTGCCCAGCCGTTCAAATTAAGCAGTCGCGGCCAAGCGTTAGTAGCAGCAGCAAGAAAATTAGGCGTTAGCCCCTTGGATCTGGCAACAATTATTGATTTTGAAACCGGCGGTGCGTATAACCCATCGATGATGGGTGGAGCTGGTGGAAATTATATGGGTCTTATCCAATTTGGCGCACCTGAGCGCCAACAGTATGGTGCATATAAGGGCCAATCTTTTGAAGAACAAGTGCAAGGACCAGTTGTTAGATTTTTAAAAGATAGGTTTGCAAGCGTAGGCAAAAGCACGGAAGGCGCAGATCTTTTATCGTTATATAGAACAGTCCTAGGTGGCAATCCAAATGCAAATATTAACGCCCAAGACGCTTTTGGCACTAGCCCGGCAAGTGGCGTGGCTCGAATGGGCGCCAATAGAAGGCGGGCATTAGATACATTCTTTGGTGGCACAATTAAAAACGTGTCTTATGGTGCTGCCGAAGCCGGAGCAAATGCTTCGGATAGGTTTGACGCTGAAAAGAAAATAAGAGAAGAAGCCGAAAAACGCTTAACTACTGCCAAAGATTTACTGGATCAAAATTTATCAACTTTTCAAATTTTACAAGCTGAAACACCATTACAAAAATTAGCTGCTGAATATGACGAAAAACGCGCCAATCGGATGCGCGAATATGCGGAAAAATATAAAAGCGCATTAAGTGATCAAGAGACGCAGACTTTAATATCCGCGCAATCGCTTGATGCTTTAAATAATGAAATGAATTATGCCATTCAAGCGAGCCAATTAGTTGCAGAGCAAATATCCGTCATTGACAATGGCTTAATAGGATTTACAAGTATGCTTTCTGAAACTCCCCCAATCATTGAAAACATTGCATCAACGATTGGCAGCGGCATTGGTTCAGCAATTGATTCGTTGATTACTGGCACAAAAAGCTGGGGCGATAGTTTGCGTGAGATTGGTTCTAGCGTATTGAAAGATATCGCCAAGCAATTGCTGCAAATGTCGGTTGTTGGTCCCGCTACTAAAGGTATTGGAAATTTATTGGGTTCATTATTTCCCGCCGCAATTGGCGCAATTGTCCCTGGTATTAGCGCGGCTGGCGGCCCTGCATTTGGCATGAATGCTGCAACTGGTGGCGTTGCCGGGTTCGGAATGCCATCGCTTATGGCCAATGGCGGCATCATGACACCCATGGGGCCCATGCCGCTCAAGCGCTATGCCAATGGCGGAGTTGCCAATAGCCCGCAGATGGCAGTATACGGCGAAGGCAGTAGGCCTGAGGCATTTGTGCCGTTGCCTGATGGGCGCAGGATTCCGGTAAAACTAGACGCCGCTGGAGCGCTGGGCCGTTATCCACGGCTTGACGCCGGCGGCAACAGCGGCGACACTGCTATTGGTGCTGGCGCAGACAACAACACCGTACTAGCGATGAACTTTGAAACCACGCAATTCCTAGGCCAAGATTGGGTAAGCAAAGATCAACTCATGGCTGCTATGGCTGCAACCGAGAAACGCGCCGCCACCGCCGGTGCCAAAGCTGGAGCGCAACAGGTGGCAAGTAAGATGAGGACCTCGCCCGCATTCCGTAGGCAGGTGGGAATCTAATGTCAGTCGTTGTAATCGGCAATTTTTTGACGTTTACCAAACATGATGGCGGCAGGAGTTACTGGCAAAATTTCTTTAACGACAATGCCGTTAGTTTTGATGGCATTAGCTGGAACTTACTGCCTTTTGTTTACCAGGGCGCAACCAAAACCAAAAATGGCGACAACATATCCAGCCAACTAACGCTGCCAACCAACCAGCTAACGCTGGCCTGGACCCGTGATGCTGTAAATAACAATTGGGTTGCCGAGGTGCGTACATATCAACTCACCGATAGCTACACACCGATTACGCCACCGCGAGGCCAAGAGCTCTGGCTTTGCACTGGCATGAGCTACAACACGCAAGGAACTCAGCTTGAACTCAGCAGCCCGCTTGATGCAATTGAATCCCGCGTACCAAACCTACGGTTCACCGCCAAGCAGGTTGGGGCGCTGCCGTCAACCGGTGCTATTAGGTCCGGCTGATTTGATTGGTCTGCCGTACAAGTTAGGCGCTGATCCCTTCCGCCATGGCGCCACCGACTGCGTAAACCTATGCCGTGCGGTGCTGCAATTCCAAGGCATCAACGCGCCAGTGCCAACCCGTGACTGGTATCGGCGGCTTAAGCGTGGAGACGTATCGGTTTTTGCAGAGCAGTTAAACTCATGGGGAAGCCCGGTGATGTATGCATCGCCAGGGACAATTGCGCTTAGTCAGGCTAGAATTGGCTATGGGTTAGCCGCCTTCTACGATTCAGGATGGATCCATTGCAACGCCCAAACACTTCGCGTAGCATGGTCCCCAGCCGTCAATACCGTGGCGCTGTACTGCCCTGGGAGAAGCAATTAATGGATTCGCTGGGCATGAGCCCAGAGGAATATGCCTGGTATACCAGTGAAATTGCAAATATTAGGCCTGAGCGTAGTGCAGCCTATGACCACATTCCGCATGTAGTTTGTGATCCGCTTACCGTCTCGATTGTTGGCACAGTTGTTAGTACAGGTCTAAGCTTTGCGGCACAGGCACTAGCACCCAAACCTAAGATTCCAAGACAAGATGATCCGGCCGGAACGCCTCAAAACCTTGAAGGCGAAAACATAAGCAATAACCGTAAGTTTGCCAACGTAGATGGTTTTACATCAGTTCAAAACGTCGCAAGACTTGGCGAGGTAGCGCCACTGGTATTTGCCAAGCGGGAACAGATCGGTGGCAAATGGTATGGCGGTGTACGCGCCGAAACCAAACTGCTATGGAGCCAGTTGTTAAGCCAGGGTGATGGCCAGGAGTTGGTGGCTTTGTTTGCGCTTAATGTCAATCAAATGGCAAAGCCTGATTTTGAAGGTCTAGCCATTGGCGATACGTTGCTTAAGAACTACCAAGAACCAAAGCTTTGTATTTTTTACCGCAGCGGCGAAGTATTGCAACGGCTGAACTCAAGCACCAGGATTGGTGGGACGCTTGCGCCACGGTCACCTAGCGATATTATCGTTGCCGAGTATGCCAACCAAGGACTGCAGGCGATCTTCAGCGGCACCCGCACACCAACCGGCAGCACCGAATTTGGTACGTATCAGCCTGTACGCAATGGCCAAGATTGGCGGCTGCCGTTCAAACGGGTAAAAGTTGTTTTTGATTACAAAAATATTACCGCTGATAGCCAAAGATCATTTTATCTGGCCCAACTTGAGCGCCAAAAGATTGAAAGTTACTTTGGTTCTTTTTGCGGTATTAATATAATTGATAGCACATCATTTAGTGGATACCAAGAAAATTTCCAAGAAGTTGACGCGAACGAGATTGAATATACAATTTATGCTGATCAAAACGAAACCAACTTTGCAGAGCATGGTTCTGCTGATATTCTTAATAAACGCAAAACCATAGGTGAGCAGGCTGATAATGCTTTTACGGTTGGCGAGACATATTCAATCGGTTCGGCCCAGGGCGTTTGCATAAGCACTAGCACTAACGCGCCTTATGATGGTACGTTTCATAAATCGTATCGCTTCAAAATTACATCACGCGGCTTAATATTGGCGCTTGGCATAGGCAAGATTGTTCATCCAGGAGTATTTAGAACAATACTAGGCTCCAGCACGGCATATCCAACAATATCCAAGCTTGCCATTGGTAGCGTCACTACTACAAGAGCCGTTGACCAAGTTGAGATTGGAATTAAATCGACAGTTTACAAACGTTTTAATGGCCTTGTAAATTTCTCTAGCATTCAATCTGAAGCAACGGCAGAGCAAATCGAAGCTGGCGGTGGCAATGTTACATATGGTACATATACGGACTATGGATTCCGTTATTCCTTTTTTCATGTTGAATATCGCAAATCTTCTGGAGATTCTTCATGGCAGCGTATATCTGATCGGCCATTTGGCGTAAAAGGCAATAATCCCGTTGGCCAGTATAATTTTATTCGATTAGCTTTTTATGCTGGAGCGGATATTTATGAAGTGCGATTTGTGCCCGTATCAGGCGGTGCATTTATCAGGCTTCACCAATATGCTTACATATTAGATGCAAGCAACGGAAGCTTGCAGTCATTTGCATCTAAGGATGGTGGTGTAAATATTAGCTATGTAGGCAATCCAGGCGCCGCAATTGATGCTTACGCAGGCACCAATAAAGTCATGTACTGGGGCGGTGTATCTGGACCGATTGAACCAACCAATAATGCAGTTACTGCTTTTGCTCCTGATTCATTGATTACAAGTAACCCGCCAGCCCCAGGGGTTTATGGCACTAGCGGCGGCGACGGTTCAGGCCTAACGGTCAGAGTCGCGCATGAGAATATAATAAATTCATTTTCTGTTACGTCAATTACTACCGGCTGGCGCCAGCGTTGGCTGCATATGGGTGTCCTAGGTGTTGAACTTCCCAGCAGCGCAGGGCAAAGGACGACAGGCAATTTAAACTTGCGTAGCTCAAGTGGACGTAATATATCCATAAATATAATGCTTTACAGCGTAGCCGTAGACGATCCAATATATAACTCTGATATGAACCAAGCTGGATACTCAGGCTACACATATGGCTGGATCAGCGAGTTCCAAGTAAACGAAACAATTCAGCCAGTTGGCTTTGATGGTGGAATATACAATGGTGAGGAATTTTATGTTGACATACCTCCTGGCTGGTCAAGTTCTGTTAGCCGCGTTGGTATTCGGGCTAATACAACTGAGACAATAATTGTTAAATTATTTGTCCAAAGCAAAGGCAATAATTATGGTTACCGCAAAACGTTCACAGTAAATGGCACAAGCCTACCGGCAATTATGATTACCGGCTTAGAAAGCACTCCAGGATCAGCGGCAGTTGGAAGACCCGTCAACATTTGGGATGCTGTATCTGATGTATATTTATTTAGCGAGGAGGAAGGCAGTCATCAAGATAGCCCAGAGCACCAGATTGTATATGTAAATGAGCAACGCAGAAATTCAACGACGCCTATTTACAACAGCCTTGCCTTGGCTGGGATGCAACTCCGCAGCGGTAAGGACTGGAGCAGCTTTAGCAACTTTAGCTATTACGCTAAATCTGGACGTGTCATCCCTTTGATGGTGGATAGTGGCGGCAATAGCGTCAACTCACCAACAGATCTAAGTGTCACAGGTGCCAGCCATTTGTTCCCTGAGATCCTGCGTAATTTGCTGCGCTCTACCGTCTACGGCTCTGGCGCATTGGTGCCGGAGGCCATGATCGACTGGGATGGTTTCCGCGCTGCCGCAAAAGCCTGTCAGGCAAATGGTTGGTTCTTTGATGGCGTAATTTCAAGTCAAACCAACGTGCGCGAATGGGCTTATCAACATGCGCCATACTTTATGCTGGATTTTGTGATTAAAGGCGGCAAGATTTCGCTTGCGCCTACCTACCCAATTGATCCTAGTTCCAGTAGCGGGTATGGCATTGATTACGCCCGCCAGCCCAGGATCAGCGCACTGTTCACAGATGGCAACATCATCGAGGATAGTCTGCAGGTTAACTGGTACTCAACTGAGCAACGACTGGCGCCGCAGGTCGTGGTGACATACAGGCAGGAAATTGAAAACGGATTTGCCGAGACACGCAGTGTGCTGGTACGTCTGCTTACGTCAAACGAAACGGCGCCAACCGAAGCCGTGGATTTTACCGGCTTCTGCACCAATATCGAACATGCCAAAACTTACGCAAAGCTGTTGATTCAAGTGCGAGCTAATACGACCCATACTGTTCAGTTCAAAACGTTACCCGAGGCTGTCTCCCTTGAGCCTGGCGCGTATTTCAAGCTTTCCAGCACTGCTAGGCACGTAGCATCATTTCAAAATGGCCACGTATTAAACGATGGTAAGGTGGTGACCACCACCAGCCTCGACAGCCAAACAGCAACCGTGTACTGGTGGCGGTCTGGCATGGCGGCTGTTGAGTCGGCATCAATGACGGTTGACAGCAGCGGCATTGCAACCGACCCTAAATTCAGAGGTGCGGTGTTTACTGTTTACGATCCAGCCGATCAATACCCACGTGTCTATAAGGTCGAGTCCATCGCGTATGATGAAGATGGTCTATTGGATATTGGCGCTAGCCATGTCGGCACAAATGCCAATGGCGCCATATCTTACCTAGACTTGGACGACAATAAGTTCGTGATCGAGGTGCAGTCATGAGTCCGCAGGGGCCCGATTTCCCCAGTTACGTGCCGAGTAGTCGGTCACTGGCGATGGGCGATTTTCCCAGCAAGACTTTTACCTCGCAATCTGGCATTCAATCCACGGTCCAATACGGAAGCCGCCGCACCAATCAGACGATTGATCTGGCGTACAACAACACCACCGAAGCCATTGCCGCTGCCATTTACGATCATTACGTGGCATGTCGCGGCACCATTTACACGTTTGGTTTGACAGAGCCCGCCAAATCTGGCAATCCTACGTTTCACCTAGGCGATAGCAGCGCAAGTACATCAAACCGCTATAGCGCCGCGCCGTTTGGCATGAAGTACAAATATGCCGAAGCGCCACAGTTCAGCAGTATTAAGCCTGGCCGCATGTCGGTTACGGTAAAATTAGTCGGGGTGCTTGACTCATGACCTATTACAGCGGCAAGGATGGCACTCTGACCTATAACGGCAGCAGCGTTGCCAAGGTCAGTAACTGGAGTTTTTCGTCCAGTGTTGATGCGTTGGAAACCACGGCGATCAGCGATTCTGACCGCTCTTATGTGCCAGGGTTGCGGCAATTTGGCGGCAGTGCGACTATTTTTTACTACGATGATGCGCCTAAATCGCTGTTGGAGCGAATTGTTAGCACCAGCGCTATTTCTGAATCCGCTATTGCAATCAAGCTTGGCTGGGGTAATAAATATGTTCAAGGCAACGTGATTGTAACCAGCGGCGAATTAAGTTGTTCGGTTGGCGAGGTGATGCAAGCCACAATCCAGTTTCAATTTACCGGAGCATTGACTGGGGTAACGCTGTAATGGCAATTTATCTTGGCACTGCAGGCTTAATTCAATTAACCAGAACTAGCATTGCCGATGGCTTGACGGCAGTTGTAAACCCTTCCGATGTAAACACAACTAAATCACGATTTAGTTTTGAATTTCCAGTCGGCGCCTTGTTGACTGGCGATTATGTAATGTTTAAAACCACCGATGGAACCAACCTTGATTTTGTTGCCGCTGCCGGTTGGAGCGGTGGTGTTCGCTATACGGATGGCAATTGGTTTGTAAACGTTGATGACCTGGGCAGTATTCGCCTGTATAACACTTTCGATAATGCAGTTGCTGGTGAAGCCACTGGCTTGATAGCATTATCATCAATTGCAAGAAACATTCCAATTGCCGCTAGTGTATTAAATAAAATTCCAAGGGTTGTTGGCAACCTTGAACGATACGAAATATCAACAGATAGGGAAACGGTTGATACGTCATCGTTGGGCGATGAATTTCGCAATAATTACGGAACAATGATCACTGGCAATGGCCAAATGTCGTGCATCTTTGATTACCGTTACAATCAAACATCTGCGTATCCAGGCGCCGCTGGTTATGTTGAGCTTGCATCATATATGCATGCTTTAATCTTACGTCAACGATTTGGCGCTGAATTTCAAGCTAAGTTATTTTTAATTTCCAACGGTAAGGGCCAAGGCGCAGGTGGAAGCAACGACGAAGTATGGTTTGAAATTGATGGCATAATTACGCAAGCAAGCGTTGCATTTGATCCGGGGCAAATTGTAAGCTCTGTTTTTAATTTTATTTGCACTGGCGAAATTCGCCTAAGAGTTATCACCGATCCACCGTCCTACCTGCTGCAGCAGGACGGTGCTAAACTGAAGCTTGAGGACGGTAACGGCGCCTTGCTGCTGGAGCAACAAAATGGCTGATCTTCGGATTACAGAACTAGCAGCACTAGCTTCGGCTGACTTGACCGCCACCGATCCGCTGGCAGTTGCCGACTTAAGCGCAAGCGAAAGCAAAAAAATAACGGCTAAGGATTTTACGCAAAAGGCCGTCACACTGATTGACGACGCCTCGATCCCTGTTGCCAAGGTTAATCTCAGCGGCATCAGCGGCACCAACCTGACGGATGGCACGGTAACAGCCACCAAATTAAATACCAGCAGCATCCCAGCCACCGGCGGCCTAGCCGTGTCAAGCGGCAACCTAGGGCTCGTCGCCCCAACCAGCCCAATTGTTCGGAACGCTGGCACTGGCAGTTTAGAACACGCAACCAGCGGCGCGTCAGCAGGCACCTATACCAAGCTGACAGTGGACGTTAGGGGTCACGTCACCGCTGGCACTACGCTTGCTGCTGCTGACATTCCACTAGCAACCACGGCGCTTGTTGGCGGCGTATCAGTTGGCACTGGCCTATCTGTTACCGGCGGCGGCGTACTTAACCACAGCAACTCAGTTGCCGCTGGCACCACCAGCGGCATTACCCGCGATGCGCAGGGCCATATCACCGGCGCCGTGGCTTTGGTATCGGCTGATCTACCGCTTGCCTCTGCTGGTGTGCCAGGTGCTGTTAGCCCAGGCACTGGCACCTCAGTCAGCGGCGCTGGTGCACTATCGGTTACGGCTGCCACCTCTAGCGTCCTAGGCGGTGTGATCGTCGGCAGTGATTTTGCCGTTAGCACCGGCACCATTTCGCTGGCAACACAGGCAGGCCTTACCGCTGGCGCCTATCCAAAAGTCACAGTAACCACCAAGGGCATTGTCACCGCAGGCGCTAGTTTGACTGCGGCAGATATTCCAAACTTAGATGTAAGCAAGCTGACGACTGGGACGTTAAGCGTCAGCCTGCTGGGTACTAACTCAATTACCGGACCCAAATTAGCCAACTACTCAACCATCCAATTTGGTGGCGCTGGTAGTACCTCCGGTGTGGTTACATTCCCGACGCCAGACTTTACAGGTCAGGGATTCTACGATAGCACCAACCAAGATTATTACATTTACGACGGCAATACCTGGCAACCATTGACAGTTATTAGTGGGAACCTTGTTTATGCTGGCACGTATAATGCATCAACCAACAGAGTTGCATCAGTAACAACTGCAGGCACTGCAGGCGGTCTTACTGTCGGCAGTGCGTTGCCTGCTGGTTCGGCAACACTAAATCAGTATTACGTTGTTGTATCCGAATCAGGTAACGGCGTCTCGCCAGCGCCGGTGGTAGCGCTTGCGCCTCCGGACATGATCATTTGTAACGGCGCAACCTGGGATCTGGTTGACGTTTCAAATGCTATTGCAGGTCAAACCGCCACAAACATCAGCTTTACGCCTTATGGCAACCTTGCTGCTACCAACGTTCAAACAGCGCTGCAAGAACTAGACGATGAAAAGATCGCCAAGACTGGTGGTGTTGTAACTGGTGAGTTACTGATCGGCACTGCTGGCACATTTGGGTTTGAGGGCAGCACCGCCAACGCATACGAAACTTATCTGTCGGCGGTTGATCCAACAGCTGATCGCGCCATCGTATTCCCTGATCAGTCGGGCAACGTAATCGTCAGCGGCAACGCCTCGATTGTCAATGCCGACATCAATGCCAGCGCTGGGATTGTAGACACAAAGCTGGCCACCATCGCTACGGCTGGCAAGGTAAGCAATAGCGCCACTACTGCCGCAAGCGCAAATACGGCAAGCGCTATTGTGGCCCGTGATTCATCGGGTAATTTTAGCGCTGGCACGATCACCGCAGCCCTGACTGGTACTGCCAGCAGCGCCACGGCATTGGCTACAGCTCGCACCATTCAGGGCGTTAGCTTTGATGGCACCGCAAACATTACAGTCGCCACCGCTGGCAGTGGCATCAGCGTTACCGGCACTGCAATTGCAAATACCGGTGTTTTAAGCGTCAACGGCAATGCGGGCGCCATCACAAACATTGCGGCAACCAATGCCGTTCAGTCGTTCACCGTTGCTCAGCGTGGGACGATTACAGCGTTGACCGATGGCGCCACGATTACGCCAGACTTTGCAGCAGCCAATAACTTTTCGGTCACCCTTGGCGGCAGCCGCACACTTGCCAACCCGACAAACCTAACGGCTGGGCAAAGCGGAACAATCGTAATCACCCAAGATGGCACCGGCAGCCGGACGTTGGCATATGGCAGTTATTTCAAATTTGCGGGTGGTACGGCTCCAACGCTTACCACCACAGCCGCTGCAGTTGATGTGATCGCATATTACGTTGAATCCTCTACCCGTATCACCGCCCGCATCCTCAACGACGTCAAATGAGCCCCATCCGTTCTTCGCTACTTCTCGGCGCTGGTGCTGCCGCTGCTGGCGGACTCCAGGTGAGTAGATCCCTCCGCTTCAATGCTAGTGACAGTGCCTACTTGTCTAGGGTTCCGGGCACGGCTACTAATCAGATTAAATGGACGTGGGCCGGATGGGTTAAAAGAAGTTCGTTGTCGGATGAGTACAGACGAATTTTAAGTGTTGGTTCTCCTGGTAGCACTATAAATCTATTTGCCCTTCAATTCAGGAGTGCTACTGATGGCAATACTTTTCAGCTTGCACGATGGGATAGCAGTGGTGGCTTGACCGACAGCTATACATCTGCTGTTTTCAGAGATGTCAGCGCCTGGTATCACTTTGTTGTAGTTTGGGATACTGCTAACGCCACGGCAGCAGATCGCCTTATTATTTATACGAACGGAACTCGTCAAACACTGTCTGGCACTACTCCGTCATCAAATCAAACTACAAGTGTCAACAGCACTGCAACGCATTACATCGGTAAATACGCTTATGCCGATAGTGGCTTTTTTGACGGCTACCTCGCCAACATCCACTTTATCGACGGTCAAGCATTAACCCCCAGCAGTTTCACAGAAACCGATGCCACTACTGGGCAACTCATACCAAAAACATACAGCGGAAGTTACGGAACGAATGGCTTCAATCTTTTGTTTGCTGATAACTCCAGCAACACCGCCAGCACATTAGGGAAGGACACTAGTGGCAACAGTAATAACTGGACGCCGAATAACTTATCTGTTACTGCTGGTGCTGGGAATGACAGCCTCGTAGACTCCCCCACTAATTACGGGACCGACACCGGCGTGGGCGGCGAGGTGAGAGGGAATTACTGCACGTTGAATCCGTTAGATATTGGCGGGGGCACATTATCCAACGGCAACCTAGAGC